CACTATGCTGCAAATCTCCGCCGGGCTCATTTTACGTCGGTGTATTTAAGGGCCACACGGCGCATTTTACTTCCGTCCTTCACGTCAACATAAAGAAGCCTGTTACCCGGCTCCGTTCGGATAGCCTTATCGAAGGTGTCAACGGCCTCCACAAAGAGCTCCCATCCAGGAATTTTTGTGCGCTCAGCCGTGGCCTTGTGTGCGCGTATCTCGTTAACGCTGGTCTGGTCAAGCGCCCCGTTACTTTTAAAAAGAAGCGAGTTAACAACCTCCCGTAGAAATGAGAACTTTTTGTTTGCGGTTTCGTCGGTATCGAAAATGGCGAAGAACTCGTCAAACTTAGCCTTAACCATCCCAACGTAGGTTTTGTCGAAAATCAATCGTTTTGACACTTTAATGTCAACCAGCACGCTCTTATCGAATGCCGAGAAGGTTAGGCTTTCCGGAACCGGCATGCGGGTGTAATCCTTCACCTGAGCGTCTTTTAGTTTAGCGTCAAAAACTTCCTGCTGAGCGGCGTCAACCGCCTCGTTTAATGCCGCAAGCGCTTTTTCAGCTCGCAGCGCCAAATTGCCAATGCGCTGAGCGTGTTTCTCCTCAACCCTTAAAACCGGGTTAATAGCCCATGTGTTAAGCTCTCGGCCGTTGGCATCTTTCCAAATTTTTCCTTTCTGTTTCATAGCTTTTAGTTTAGTTAAGATTCTATTTCCTTTAGTTCGTCGATAAGTTCCTGGTACTTGATGGTCATATCAACCGTGTCCATCTTTACCTCGCTGAATTTGGCGGAGTTTTTATTTTCAGGCTTATTGAGCCACTCGTTTCGGCGCTCAATAAGTTTCGAAAGCGCTTTGGCTTCCATTTGCACCTGAAGCGCTGTGCGCTGTGCGGGGTCAATCGTTTTTACTGTCATCGTGCGTATCGGTTTAGGTTTAAAACTGGTATTGTAATACTTCTTTCCGGCGCTATTTTGGTGAAATTTTTATCACAAAGCCGGTTCAAAGTATCTATAAGCGTCAGCCGTTTCAGGGTAAGGCTATTTAGCCTATCCATAAGGGGCATGCAGTCGCCAACTGTTGCCGCCTCAATTTTCCCTTCTACCTCTTCAATATGCAGGCTCGTTACCTCAATCTTTTTTTCAAGGCTTTGAATATCACTCTTATTAATAGGTTCCATGTTGCTAGTTGTTTTTTGCCAGTTCACGTTCATGCTCGCGTTTAGCGAAGTCCTTTTTCAGTATGCTTTCAAGCTTGGGAATTAGCGCCTCCATTTCCTCAATGGAGAGGTTATAAAGCCGTTTGCCCGCTATTTTTGGGCACTCCAAAAACTTGTTAACAACGGGCCAGCTGGTTGTATCGATTCCATATTTTTGCATTCTGTGTAGAATTGCAGACCGCAGGCGCTTTGTTTCCTGCTCCTTAAACCTTTTGGGGTTAAATTTTTGAACCTGCGTTTGCATTTCAGCCAGCATGCGCTTATAGTCGTTGGGTTTCCTGTCGTGCAGCTCCTTTAGCGACTCCGTGAGCATACCGCTGTACTGCCAAACTAATTCGCGTTTGAGTTCGTCTTTATCCTCTCCAGGCAATTGGTTTAGCAGCGCAAAAAAGCGGTCGAACGTTCCGTGGCGTGTCATTTTTACTCGTTTTTTTGGTTAATTTGGGTTCCCCAGTATAGCTGCGATTTACTCTCGTCAATAGTCAGTACTCCCCCGGGGCAGCGCCCGTAAACCTGGCACGTTAAACCTTTAATGTGAACTATTATTTTTGCCAGTTTATGGGCCAGTTTGGCCACGGCGGTATAGGGTTCGTTCCTCTCCTCGTGTGCGAGTAGAATAAAAAGCTTTTCGGGGTAGGCCTGGGATAACTTGTAAAGCCCGTTCCCCTTGAGGTCGTCCTTATAGATGGTAAGGTTGTCAAGAAGAATTATTCGTTCGCTCCTCCTTCTGCCTAACCTTTCCTGAAGCTCTTCTATTGGCTCATAGTCTATTGCATGGAATCGGCGGTTCCTACTGTCAAGCCCCACTCTTAGGCAGGTATCCCGGAAGGCTTTAGCAATGCCCTCCTCCGCGGATATGTATAAAACCCTTTCGAATTTACTTAGCTCGTCGGCCAGCTTAAGGGCGAACCACGTTTTCCCGTTTTTATCCTTCCCGTAAAGCAGCCAAATGCCGTTGTACTCCGGCTCGCCCATGGCTTTACTCCATTCCCCCTCGAGGGGGAGGGTTTTATACCGCTTGTCGTAAATGTTCTTTAATGTTAACGAGCGTGCCATACTACTGCTGAGTTAAGATTAGCAAACTCTCCGCCCGCCGTAACCCACCAATATCGTTACCGCCGTCCATGGTTAGGCAGCGCTTAACAATTCCGTTAATATTAGAGGTGTCAGGCATATTTGCGGCGAGAACGTCAGTTATTAACTTTTTATAGAAAGCAAAACGAACCTCCTTGCCAACTGGCACGGCCGAGGTGAAACGCTCGCTTAGGCGGCTAAACATTTCACGATAGCCAACCTTTCGGCTATTAATTCCCTTCTCTATTTTTCGGCGTAACCCATCGGCTCCGATAAGGTACCAGGCGCAGGCGTTTTCGGTGCCGTTCCAAAGCTCTTTTAAGTCCATGAATGCGCCATAGTCAAGGTCTCCCGCCTCGTCAACGATTACGATTGGCTCCTCAATTGTGGCTAGATAGTACTTAACGTTTGCCTTAATATTCTCGTACTTATCATTCACGTCAATGCCTATGGATTTTGCCACCAACTTTATAAAAAGACGTTTAGTTTTTCCCTGCGATCCGTCAACGTAGAAGCAATTTTTCAGAGTTCTGGAAAGGTATTTGGCGGTGTAGGTTTTCCCTATCCCGCAATCGTCCACACATATTCGGCTCTTGCTATACTTTTTGCAAAAAAGAACGTCCTCCTCAATAATGTTAAATACGTCGGTTCGCGCGGTGTTCCACCTTCGCTCGTTGGTGTTAACTCCAAGCTGTCTGCCCATGTTTAGCCACTGGCTATCCTTTAGCAGGCCGGTAACTTCGCCCTTTTTTAAACGTGAAAAAACAGATCCGCTCATTTCCCATTGCTTTGCGAACATGGCGTCGGATCCCCCAAAATTTTTCCGAATTTCAATAAGGCGGGTAACCACCTTGCGTTTGAAATCGTCACTTAGATTAATCATAACTCTTTGTTTTTAGTGAGTACTAGAATCTATCCTTTAAACTTCTATTAAAAGGCTTTTCAATGTTGATAAAGTCGGTGTCATCGTCTGGCGCCTCCGGGAGTATTTCCACTCCGTTTACACTTTCAAATTCGCTACCCATCTCGCTATTTATCGGGTCGGCGTCGAGAGGTTTGGCACCATTAATCCTGAATACTTTTTTTGGTTGCGGCTGCTCCTCGCCTCTTACTATGTGGAGGCGCTCAAGCGTTTGCCTTTGGCTCTTGCGGTAACCCTCAATAGTGGCAACGTACTTGCTCATTATCTCGCGGTTTTCGGCGTCTTGTGGCGTTTGCTCTATCCTTGCCCTATTATAGCGTGGCTTCCTTACCGCTTCACAAATTAGCCTGTCTCCCTGGTATATGAAGGCTGTAAACACTTCTCCATAGTTATCGTCGAGCCAGTAAACTTCAACCGGCTTGCCTTCCACCTGGTTCATAAGCTCAATCAACCTTTCGCCCGTGCATACCGCTCCACCCTCCCCTAGCAGGTACTCCCCATTTTGGAATTTAACTATTCCGAGGTTGCAGCTTGTTTCCGTTCGGTAGCCTAAATCCTTAATGAAAGTTTTATAGTTAGGTGGGCGCAGGTTCGGATTTTGATTTTCTAGGAAGTATTCCCAGCGCGTTTTTTCGGGGAACTTGCTATGAGGCATATTATTCCACCTTTCAATATCAAGAAGTCGCTCTTCAGCCAGCCGTTGGTAGGGGATAAGAGGCACATCGGCGCTGCCCTGCTGGTTGCTCTCCCTAATAGCGAAGGGTCGAGCCAGCCAGCCATCACTTGACTTCTCCACATCATACCTTAGCTGCCGATAATATGCCTCTATCCTCTTACCCCGAGCGTTGTTTGCCTCAATTCTTACGTATTGGAACATTGCGCCTTCGCGCAAAAACGTATTTTTAAAGGATGAGTTTAGCGAGCTCTCAGCCTCCAACTCCGCCGGAGGATTTAAGCCCCATTCATAAAAGTTTCTTACTAACTGGCGGTAAAAGTCTAGTATTATGCCCTCCTTTGTTTTGCCGTATACCCAGCAAACGAAAGCCTCGGAGGCTAAATCAATACCATTGTAGAACCACATCCTTTTCCCCTTTTCGTATTCAAATGGGGGCTGCCTGTCATCAATTGATATAATTGAGCCGGATAGCTTAGGCTGCTCCAGGCTGTGGTAAGGCTTATACTTTGACATTAATTTTTGCCTGTCGCCCGAACGAACGGCATGTGTGGCAAGCCTATTTTTCCACTGCTCAATGTAATTGTAAACGGTACTCTTAGAAAGCTTTTTAAAATTCGATGGGCAGTAAATCTCGCCCGATTGGGGGTTAATAACTTCGATATATCCGCTCAAAAAGGCTTCATACTGGCGGTGAACCTCGGTTATTGTAGGCTTGTGTGCGTCGTAGGCAAATATGCTATTAAGAAGGGTAATTATTTCATCGGTGGCAACTGCGGCATTTCGGTTCCCAAGGTTCTTATTGATTAGGCAGGGGTAGCCCTCGCGTTGAAATTCGTTAAACTTATCCAGGAACCTTCGCTCATTTTCCGGGAGGGAGTGCCTAACTCCCCAGCGCTTTTGCAAAACGTCGTTAAACGAGGTTACATCGTAATGTATGCTCCGCATTAGGCCCTTTAGTGTGCCCATTTTACTCAACCTCTCGCGCTCGCGTGCATCCTTCAAACTTGTGGCCGCCAGCAGAACTGACGCGTTTGTAATGTATTTCTCCTGTAAATCGTCGGATAGGTAAACCCCATTATACTTATAGTTGCTATAAAAATCGCTTGCTTCGGCATCAACACTATAAAACTGCTCAAGGGGGTGCTCCGATACTCTTGGATCCTTAAAGCATTCCCTTATACGCCTGGGCAAAGTATCAAGGTCTACAAGCAATTGCCTTTCGTTGCCACCCCGCATAAGCCTTTGAACGCCATAGCCGCGCTTTTCCGACCTGTACAGCGCAACCTTCAATGCGTTGTAAGTTGGGTAATGCTCGGGCACCAGCTCCTCGTAGGTTACCGCTACCTTTCCACTATTTTGGAAAATTTGTGGCATATACATCCGCCTTTAGTGAAATTAAAAACAAGGGGCGAGCGTTTCCGCCCCTTGGCCCCGGTGCCTTCCGGGGGCTTTTCTCTCTGTTGCGGCATCCACCGAATCAGCATCGCACTTTGCTGCACTCCTCGGGATCGTTTGGCTGACCCCGTTGGGATTGCGGGGAGAGGTACGCACACCCGCAATCGCATCCCGAACCGCTGAATTATGGTTTTTAGCCGCTCTCATCTGGGGTTATTGTTCTGGGTTAATAAAAGCTTCGAACTCCCGGGCTTTTTGCCTTATTCTTCTCGTTAAGGGAGTGTCCCTTTCCGTGTAGGCCCTTCCCTTATATCTCCCGAGCGGTTTTCCCTCTAAAACTAGCTTTGCGTATTTACTTGAGCAGCCGCAGGCTTTTCCGATTACCTTGTAGTAAGCCCTTATAGGGGTTTTTTCTTTTTTACTTGACTTAGGTGTGTTTTTTAACATATCTTTGTCGCTATAAATATGGAACAAATATAAACGAGAAATCTTGTCTATCCAAAAAAATAAGCAAGAATTTTCGCCTATTAAGGCTAAAATTTTATCATACCTTGACTTTAAGGGTGTTACAAGGTATAAATTTTACAAAGAAACGGGGATCACCAGGGGAATACTAGACCAAAACAACGGAATAGCGGAAGATAACTTGCTTAAATTCGTTAATTATGCGCAAGATATATCGCTTGATTGGTTGTTTTATAATAAAGGGGAAATGTTAAGGGGAGATCCGACTCTTCAGCAAGGAGAGGGAGTAAAAGTTGAAAACAACTTTTACAAATCGTTATACCTTTCAAAAGACCACGAAGTTAGGCAACTCAATAGGGAGGTGGGCAAACTTCAGGCAGAAATAGATCGCTTAAATAAATTTGGTAGGGGTTACAATATGGCTGCGGAACCTTAACCCGTTAAGCCGCCCTTTTTGTACCAAAAAGAAGCATGCGCAGAACTCACCGAGCATATTCGCACAAGCATATTATTGTTTTTCAAGCATATATACATATTTATGCTTTTTTTTTAAGTGTTTTATAGGGTGTTATTTATTATTTTTATGCTTTTTTTATGCTTTTTTTATGCCTTTATACTCTTTTTCTTATAATTTTTAAAACATACATTTGTAACCCCAACTGTAACCCCAACTGTAACCCCAACTATTTTTTTTGTTATAGTAGGCGCCCATATTTACGCTTAACATTACGCCCTTTTTTGCCGGCTCTTTATTTTCCGTTTTATTAGATTTTAAAGCCTTTTTAATGTATATTTACAGCCTAATTAACCCTATATAAAAAAAGGGCTAAAAA